TTATACTGTATATAATGGCATTGAGATGGTTGGTAAGGACCGGTACGGATTAGGCATGGCTAAGACCGTTTGCGAAGACTGGGCCAATCTGCTGCTCAATGAAAAGGTTAAGATATATACCGGTAAGGAATTTGACAAAGAGCTTGAAAAGGTGTTTGAATATAATAACTTCCGGGTAAAGGGCAATCAGTTGATAGAGTTAGCATTTGCATTAGGCACCGCTGCATTCGTTGAGTACCTAGATGCGGATGGGGAAGTAGTTATAGACTTCATTCGTGCAGGCATGATCTATCCTCTTAGCTGGGATAACGGTTATGTTAATGAGTGTGCTTTTGGGTCTATGAGAGAGCGTGACGGTAACAAACAATATTATATTCAGATACATAAGTTAAGCGACAAAGGCACATATATTATTGAAAATCATATTGTAGATGCTGAATCCGGAGCAGATTTAGAATTGGATGAAGGTATGCTCCCGGAAGTTGAAACCGGTATAGAGATACCACTGTTTCAGATTATCACTCCGAATATCGTTAACAACATTGATTTGGATAGTCCCTATGGAATATCGGTATTCGCTAATGCTATATCTCAGCTTAAAGGCTGTGACATTGTATATGATAGCTACATTAATGAGTTTGACCTTGGTAAAAAACGTATTATGGTGCCTTTGTCAATGGCCAAAATTCAGATGGGTGAGGATGGTGTTGCAAAACCGGTATTTGATAAAAACGATACCGTATTTTACGCACTTCCTGGCGACCGTAATGGCGAAAATAAGCCTGATACATTTGATCCGCAGATCAGAGCCCAGGAGCATGAGTTAGGCATCAACAAAGCCCTAGACTTGCTAAGCTTCAAGTGCGGACTGGGTACCGGCCGATACAAGTTTGAAAATGGCACTGTTAAGACTGCTACGGAGGTTATCTCCGAAAAGTCGGAGTTGTATCAGTCGCTTAAAAAACATGAAATCGTCCTGGAAAGCGCATTGAAAGGTTTGGTTAAAGCAATAGGCCGGCTTAAGGGTGTAAAGATTGAGGATGTCAACATTGACTTTGATGATAGCATAATAGAGGATAAAGTATCCGAGAGACAGACTGACCGGCAGGACGTTGCTATGGGTGTAATGCCGCTTTGGGAGTACAGGATGAAGTGGTATGGTGAGGATGAAGAGACTGCTAAAGCTAACATACCCGAACAGGCGGATATAATACTATAGGCGGTGATTAAATGTTCAATCCATCAGAACTTGAGCGGATGCCAAAGAAAATAGAAAGCATATTCACCGACCTAGAACTTAAAATCATGCAGGACATCATTAGGAGGATCCGCATCAATGAAGAAATTACCCGGTCCGCTGACTGGCAGATATACCGACTGGTGCAGATGGGCAAACATACCGAAGAAATCAAGAAATATATTCAGGCAACTTTACAGCTTACAGATAAAGAAATCAATACCCTGTTTGAAGATGCAGCTCAATCTGGATATGTCAGGGATAAAAAGCTATATGAGGCTACCGGGAAAGAATTCATCCCTTTCCAGGAGAACCAGGAGCTGCAGCAGACTGTTCAGGCCATAATAAGCCAAACCAAGTCCGCAATGGAGAACATAACACAGACCACCGGCTTTATGGTTGAGATTGGCGGCAAGATGACCATAACACCAACATCTGTATACTTTCAGCAGACACTAGACAGGGTTGTAATGGGTGTTGCGTCAGGCACATTCGATTATAACAGTTTTCTCAAAGAGATTATACATGAAATGACCAAAAGTGGCCTGAGGACAGTTGATTACGCATCCGGATGGCACAACAGGATTGAGGTGGCTACACGCAGGGCCGTAATGACAGGCATAACGCAGTTGACAAGCAAGATAAATGATATCAATGCCGCTGCACTTGGTACGGACTATTTTGAAGTATCCTGGCATGCTACAGCAAGACCAGAACACCAGGTATGGCAAGGCAAGGTGTTCTCCAGGCAAGAGCTTATTGACATATGTGGATTAGGCACTGGACCGGGATTATGTGGTTGGAATTGTTATCATAGTTATTGGCCTTTTATTCCGGGAGTGTCGAAACGACAATGGACTGATGAACAACTCGAAAAGATGAATGCCACTGAGAATACACCCAAGAAGTACAAGGGCAAAGAATACACCAAGTATGAAGCCACACAGCGGCAAAGGCAGCTGGAAAGCCTCATGAGGATACAAAGACAAAGAATACAGCTATTGAAAGAAGGTGGAGCAAATGCGGAAGATATAACAGCAGCCCAGGCTAAATACAGGGCGACAATGGCGCAATATGTTAATTTTTCAAAAGCTATGAACCTGCCGCAGCAGAGAGAAAGAATTTACATGGATGGATTAGGGAGGGTTGGATAAGGAGGTGAACCAGACTTGAAGCGCAAAACTAAAATAAGCGGGAAAGGCTAGGTGATCCGTTATCTCCCTGGCAGGGCTAAAACCAAATAATACTTGTTAATCAAGACATAGTAATATGTCTTATTTTTATGTCCAGAAACGTGCCGGAGACGTTAAACTGCACGGAAATATATAGCCGACGGGCTTTAAACGGGAGGTAAAAGTGAAATATAGAAATGCATTGCTTAAGTATAATTTGCAGTACTTTGCTACTAACGATAATGGCAACGCTGGCCAGAACGAGGCAGATAACAGCGGCAATGATGGTGACGACGACCAGGACGAGGGACAGGACGATAATGGCACTGATGATAAGTCTAAAAAGTCGGATAAAAAGGGTAAGTACCTCACCCAGGACGAAATCAATCAGATAATTGAGGAACGTCTGAAGAGGGAGCGTAAGAAGCTTCAGAAGCAGCAATCCAAGGACGAGAAGCAGGGTGATAAAGACTCTGATGACAAACCCAAGGATGATGCTAATGCTAAAAAGCTCTCTGAGCTTGAAATGAAGGTCCTTTGTTATGACCACGACATTGCAAAGGAGTATGTCAAAGAAGCGATCGCTATTGCTAAAGCCTATGTTGATGAAGATACCGACATGGATGAAGCACTTGAAATGGTAGTAAAGAAGTTCCCCCAATTCGTCAAAGGGTACGATTCCAAGAAAAAGGATTCGGATGAAGACGAGGATGAAGGCAACAATAAAGGAGCCTGGGGACAAAGGCAGAAGGGCACAAACAAAAAGATTGATGCCGTTGAAGCTGCGTTTCTCGCGAAAAACCCAGGACTAAAGATTGATTAAAAGAAAGGATGATTTAGATGGCACATATTTCACAGGAGAGGTATTCAAAATTAGTACTGGCTAAGATCCGTAAGGAGCTTAAGCTGAAAGATGGAGTAGTTTTTAACAACGATTATGAGGGCAGCCCAACTGCCGGATCTGTTAAAATACCTGTACGTGACACTGAAGTTGCTGTAACCGACTATGACAAGGCCAAAGGTATTCAGGGTACTGTTGGTAGCACTGCGTATGAGACAATGATTATCGACAAGGACAAGGCTGTTAATGAGATAATTGACGGTTTTGATGCAGCTTCTGTTCCTGATAACCTGGTGGCAGACAGACTTGACAGCGCTGGCTACTCACTGGCTGCCCAGCTTGACAATGATGGTGCAACCGTGCTTATTGCAGGTGCAACCGTCATGAATGTAGCTCTGTTAACTAAGGATAATATCTATGAGACAATCGTAGATATTCGTACCGTTATGAGCAAGGCCAATATTCCGGATGACGGAAAGAGATACTTGCTCGTTGTCCCTGACACCATGGCTCTAATTCTTAAGAGCCCTGAATTTATTAAAGCTTCTGACCTTGGTGATGAAGTGGTTCAGAATGGCATTGTTGGCCGCATTGCAGGCTTCAATGTAATCGAGTGGAACGACAATACCGCTAACCTTGCTATGATTGCAGGCCATCCTCGGTTTGCAACCAGAGCACAGGAGTTCTCAGTGCCTATTCATCTTCAGGATCTGTCTGGTTCCGGAAATTACATTGGCGCATCTGCAGTGCAGGGACGTTCCGTATACGGCCATAAGGTACTAAGGAGCCTTGCTATTAGAGCAATTTACGCTCCTGGTTCTCTCACTATCACTGCTGCACAGGGCTCTGCCGCTGGTACAACAATCCTGACTGTAACAGGTGATTCAGGCACTCTTAAATACACCATTAACCCTGCATCCAGAGCGACATATAATCAAACAGCTACTTCCTATGGTGGTACTGATTTAACATCCGGCACAACCGAAATTGATGTAAT